CAGCCTTTAATGTTTCAAAAATAAAAAATATTAATAAAATTATGAAAACAGGAAAAGTAACAAACGTACAAGGTAGTGGTACATTTAAAGAACTATTTGTATTTGAACTACAACTAGACAATGGCGACGCAGGTAAAATTTACAAAAAAGGACAAGACGCAGGCGTTAAAGTAGGTGACGAAATAACCTACACACTTAACGACAAAGGTAGTATAAAGATACAAAGGGAGCAATACCAAAATAACAGTTATTCTAATAAGTCAAACCAAGATGTACAAAAGTCTATAATTAGACAGTCAAGCTTAAAGGCAGCAGTAGAACTATGTAGTGCATACGTTAAAACGGGTACAAGTGTAAATACTGCAGACGTATTAAGAATAGCAGACACTTTTACAAATTGGGTTAATGGTGCAGATACAGAAATAGCAACAAAGACAGAAAAAGTAGTTGCTAAAATAGATAATACAGATTTACCTTTTTAATGATAAAAGAAGGAATAACGGACAAAAAAGAAATTAAAGAACTTTGCGACATTGCTACTAATATTGTAGGTTTAGAAAAAGGTTCTTTAATTTCTAAGTCACGAAAAGAGCCGTACACTTTAGCGCGTTCAGTAGTTAGTAATATATGTTTGCATAATGGTTTACATTTTGAAACTATAGCTAAAGTGTTAAATCGTGATCGTACAAGTATATATCATTATAAAAAAAGACACGAACATAATTTTAAAACTTGGTCACAATATAGAACACTTTTTACTAAAGTATTTAATACTTATAAAGAAAGTAAAAAAGAACAAAAGACTTTTTTAAATAATCAAGATTTACGTACACACTTATTTAGAAACGGTGTAAACACAAGTGAAGGTAACATATACATAATTGTTAAAAGTGCGTTGTTGAAAACGTCTATAAGAACGTCGTACAAAGACTTTAGTAATCAATTAGAAAAGATTAGAATTGCACTAATAGATTATCAATATAAAATAGAAGTACAATTTTGAAACCAAACTACTACGCAATATTAACAAGTGAAGTTAGATACAACGAAAACTTAACACCAAACGCAAAACTATTATACGCAGAAATAACAGCTTTAATAAATATGAACGGTGAATGTTTTGCAAGTAATAAATACTTTGCAGATCTATACGGTAAAAGTAAAACTACTATAAGTAAGTGGGTTAGTGAACTTGTAAAAGAAGGTTTTGTTGAGGTTAAACTAACGTACAAAGAGGGTACTAAACAAATAGATAAGAGGTATATTCAAATAAAGAAAGGGGCTAGCCTTAAAAAACAGGTAAACCCCCTACTTGAAAACGCAAAGGATAATAATACTATAGTTAATAATAATACTACGTATAGTAATAAAAAACCGTCTGTTGAAGAAATAAAACAATATTGTTTACAGCGTAATAACGGAATAGACGCAGAACAATTTTTTGACTTTTACGAAAGTAAAAACTGGTATGTAGGTAAAAACAAAATGAAAAACTGGCAGGCAGCTATTAGAACTTGGGAAAAACGAAAAACTAAAACAAGTAAAATAGACGCACAATTAGACAACTATAATAACGCTAAAAAACATTTAGGATTATGAAAGTAAAAAGATTTAAGAAAGCAGCGTATAAAACACTTGACAAAAGTACATTACATAAATTTTTAAAAGAAGAAGGTTATGTAAGAGGCGGTTTAGCTATAGACCTTGACGTTACACCTATGACAATAGACAGGTATATGAACAACCCACAAAAAATAAAAGTAGAACATATAAAAAGAATATGTGAAGAAACAAATGTAGACGCAAATTTTATATTTAGTTTAATATATGAAAATTAAAAACTTAGAAACAAACGATTTAAAACTAAAGTGTTTAGATCTTGTAACAAAGACATTTGTAGAACTTGGACAGGTAAAAGACGACAAAACACTTGCTATACTTGCACAAACACTTTCTAACGACCTTTTAGAAGACTTTAGTACACTTACCTTTGAAGACATAGTACAATCGTTTAGAAACGGTGTTAGACATACAGACGCATTTGTACTAAACGTTCAGACATATTACAAATGGATTAAAGCACACCGCGCGTTAATTTGGAATAACGAAGGTAAAGAGTATAAAGACAAACGATTAAATTACAGAAGTCGTACGGGTACAGGACTTAATAAAATAGAAAACAAAATCAAACAATTAAAGTGATAAATTTACACAACAAGGACTGTATGTTAGCTTTAAAAGAATTTGAAGATAAGCAATTTGATTTAGCTATTGTAGATCCTCCATATAGAGATGCAAAAGATAATACACCAGTTAGAGGAATGAGAAACAAAAAC